TCAGACTTTCATCGGCAATATCACCATCTGCAATCCTTCCAGGTGCAGCCGCCGCTGCACGGCCAGCGAGGCCTGGTTGTGCAGCACGCGCGTAAACCAGTTATCGGTGGTAAAAATCAGCTTGCTGGTGAAAAAGATGCAGTTAGGAAATTCCTCATTGATGGCTTCGCACAGCTTGGTGATTTCATCGACGGCGTCCGTGCCGAAGCCCAGGTAGGACGACGAAGCCATGCCGTGGCTGTGGCAAAAGTCGACGAAGAATTCCAGCGTGTCCGCCGCTTCCTGGCGCATCTGCGCCATCGCCCCTTCGCCGCCGTAGGCGTGCGAATCGACGGTGCGCGCGTTGACGAACAGAAAATTCTTGAAGTGGCCGGGGAACATGCGCTGCACCCACAGCAGCGCGTGCAGGCCGCCGCCGCGCGAGGTGCCGACGATGAACACGGCCGTCTGCGCGTCCGGCTGCGGCTCGATGGGCACGATGGGGTCCACGTTCGCGCCGAAGGGCTGGTGCGCGAAGACTTCGTCGACTTCGAGGATGGCCTGCTTGGTGCGCCGGTAATGGCGGCGGATGGCGATGCACAGGGCCGCGATGGCGGCGATGATCAGCACCGCGGCCCAGCCGCCGTGCATGAAGCGCTCGACCAGCAGAATGGCCAGGATGCCGGCGCAAATGACGAAGCCGAGCAGCGACAGCAGCAGGCGGCGCAGCCAGTGCGTGCCCGGCGTGCGGTTGCGCAGCCAGTACAGGCACAGGCCGAACAGGGAAATGGCAAACGTGAGGAAGACGGAGATCGAGTACAGCACGACCAGCAAGGTCACGCTGCCGCCCGTCCAGAACAGGATGGCCAGCGCCGCCAGGCCCATGACGACGATGCCGTTCTGCGTGACGAGGCGCGTCGACAGGTAGCGGAACTTGTGCGGCACCCAGGAATCGGCCGCCATATTCGACAGCACCGACGGGCCGCCCAGGAAACCCGTGTTGGCGGCGACGAACAGCAGGCCCGCCTCGAAGGCCAGCACGATCACCAGCAGCGCCTGGTTGAGCATTTCGCCGCCCAGGCCCATGCTGGCGATGATGGTTTTGAAGGTGGACGCGTTCAAGGTCTCGCCCGGCGTCGGCGTGGCGTTCCACAGCAGGTACAGCAGGATGATGCCGCCCGCCGTGAACGCCAGCGACAGGGCCATGTAGAGCATGGTGATCTTGCCGGTGCGCACCCTCGGTTCGGCCAGCAGGTTGACGTTGTTCGACACGGCTTCCAGGCCCGTATAGGTGCCGCCGCCTTGCGAATACGCAAGCAGCAGCATGCCGGCCACGCCGGCCCAGCCGATGCTGCCGGCCAGCGCCTGCGTTTCCGCCATGGTCACGGGCAGCAATTCGGGCAAGTGCGACGAGTGCGCGACGACGCCGTAGACGATCAGCACCAGGTGCGTGATGACGAAACCGATGAAGATGGGCAGCAGGATCTGGATCGCCTCCTTGAGCCCGCGCAAATTCATGATGATCAGCAAGCCGATGAAGCACATCTCGGCCCACAATTTATAGGGCTGGAACCCCAGCGGCAGGAACGAGGCCAGCGCGTCGACGCCGGAAGCGATGGAAATGGCGATCGTCAGCACGTAGTCGAGGATCAGCGCGCAGCCGGAAATGAGGCCCAGGTACGGTCCCACCAGCTTGGTGGCCACGCGGTAGCCGCCGCCGCCCGTGGGAAACAGCTCGATCACCTGGTTGTAGGCCAGCGCGATGATGAAGACGGTGACGGCCGTGGCCAGCGCCAGGTACAGGCCCAGGTGGGCATGCGGCCCCAGCGCGCGGAAGGTTTCTTCCGGCCCATATGCCGACGAAGACAGGCCATCGGCGCCCAGCCCCACCCACGCCAGGAAAGCCACCAGCGCCATCGAATGGCGCGTCTCGGCCTTCATCGGATCGAGCGGCTTGCCGAGGATAATTTCGCGTATCTTCTTGTATTTCATGCGTCTGGCCGGCATGCAGCGCCAGCATCGGGCCGGCAATACCGCCGATGATACCCGCAAACAAGCGACGCCGAACGTTATGCAAAACACACGTCAAGCAAAAAACTTGCCGGATTGTGACAAATCAGTGATAATGCGTCTCGCGTTGCCGGGATGGCGGAATAGGTAGACGCACGGGACTCAAAATCCCGCGCTGGAAACAGCGTGCCGGTTCGATTCCGGCTCCCGGCACCACTAAACATGCGGCTCTCATACTTGAGGGCCGTTTTGTTTTGTTCCGCAATTCTATGCATGTTCCGCAAAATTATCGAACTTGACTAACTGCAACCGGCAATAATCGCCCGCAGACCCTCTTCATATTTCCGGCCACGCAGCCAGTCCCGCGCTAGTGCCAGGACGATCTCGCCATCCAATGTTGACGGCGTCAGTTTGTCGAACTCATAGTCTGGTCGCGGTATTTGCACCTTTACACATGGTGTAAAGACGGGAATTTCGACGCGCACGGGCGCCGGTGGCGCGCTGGCGCAGCCGGCCAGCAGCACGGCAAATGAAATTGCGAGATTTCGAAATTTCGATTTATCGCAAGTTTTGCCGTTTTTCATCGCACGCCTTCCAGCATCTGCCTGACGGCCGGCATGGCCTCGGCGCAGGTCGTGGCGCGCACACCGGCCAGCTGCGCCTGCGCCGCACTGTACTTTCTGCCGGCGGCTGCTGCGGCGGCCTGCGCTGCCTCGCCGCGCTGCATGGCCAGCAGCGTCGCCTTGGCCATGCCGTCGATGGCCAGGTTCTGCTCGGCGATCGATGCGCGCAGCGCAGCGCTGGCGCCCCGCTCTACCACCAGGGCGGCGCGTGCCACATCGCGGTCGCCGGCCGCTACCCACCAGCCAGTGCCGGCGGCGCCGGTCGCCACCAGCAGCACGGCGGCCAGCACGACGGTCGCTAATTTCCAGATGCCGCTGACGGCGGCGCCGGCCAAGGCCGTGACAGCGCTCACGCCAGCACTCGCTGCGCCGTCTTGAAATACGCCAGGCGCTCGGCCAGGCCATTGGTGCCGCCGTTGACACGCCGCGTCACCGCCACCTGGTCGCCAGCATCAGCCAGTGCATTCAAGCCGCGCGACTGCCAGAACCAGCCGGCCGAGCGGCAAGCGTTGGCCGTCTGCTCGAGCAGATCAGGCTTGGCCAGCAGGTCGAGGCCCAGCGCTTTGCCGCAGGCGGCATAGTTGCTGCGCCCGGTCACCTGGATCAGGCCACGCCCACGGAATCGCGCGCCGTCGCCAGGCTGCACGTTGCCCAGATCCTTGCGGCCCTCGTAGGCCGCGCCGCTGGCCAGCTCGCGTACATACACCAGCTGGCCGGATTCGTGCGCCAGCTGGGCCAGGAACGACGCCTGGCGCGCCGGCGTGTTGATGCCGAACTCAGCCATGGCCGCATTCAGCGCAGGCAGGAACGTCACGGCCCTGGCGCGCGCCAGCGGCATGATGGCCTGCAGCTGGGCCAGCGTGACGGCGCTCATTGTCCACCTCGCACGTCGCGCACGATCACTGCGGCATCGTGGACCAGCTCGCCGATGTCCTTGTCCTTGCGCTTGTCGAGCCAACGCACGCAGGCGCCCAACACCCACCATGCGGGCAGCCCAGCCGCCACCATCAGCGGCGCAGCGATAAACAGGAAGCCGAGTGCTGGCTCGCTGTCATACAGCACCGCCACCTCCTTGGCGTTTTCGAATAGCGATGGCCACCAGGAGCGCACGGCCACCACCAGCGCCGGGCCCAGCACGATGGAAGAAATGATCGTCACGAAGAAGCGCGCGAACGCCTCCTTTTTAGTCTTTGGCCACATAAACATGAATCCCAGTGAGGTTGCGGCAGCGCCGGCGAGAACCGGGATGCCGAAAATTTTGATCAGTGCACCGCCAGCGGCGGTTGTTTCGATGGCCATGAATGCCTTTCAGGTGGTAAAAAAGAAAAACCCGCCGAAGCGGGTTGGTGGTGGATCAGGTAAGACGCCAGGCATCGGTGAGCATCAGCGCCGCCTGCAGCAATTGCCGCGTTTCGTTATCGGAAATTGCCCGGCTGTAGACGAATGGAAAGCCGCGCGTGGTGTTCGAGCTGCGGAACCGCACGATGGTGTCCCACGTCAGCGCGCCATTGGCGGGCACGCCGGCCACGGTGACGCCGGTCTGGATAAGGCCGGTGCGCAAATTGACGATATCGACCTTGATCGACACGGCCGACACGTAGCGGCCGATCACCAGTTGCGCATCGTAGGGGCTCGCCACGGGAACAAAGGCATTCGCGCCACCAACAATGCAGACGCCCGCACCGCCGCCAGAGTCATAGACGGCAATGCGCATGCCAAGCTCGCCGCCAAAGTTGGTCTTGCTTTCCTCTACGGAGCCGACCGTAGTAGCACGCAAGAAACAGCCGAAGGTGGCCTCAGCCGGCGCCGTGTAAGCGGCTGAGGTAGCCGTAAAGGTCTTCATGGTGGTGGCGTTTTGCAGCACGCCCAGCAGGCCGTCGTCCATCCACAGGTCGCGCCGCTCGAGCGTCGCGGAACTGATCAAGGGGGCACCACCCAGCACCAGATTCCTGCCATTGCTCGACGGGATGTCGCGCAGGTTCCACCCACCCAACAGGCCGCCGACATTGAGCAGCGATCGCTCAAATTCCCGGATTTTCGAGGTGTCAATGCCGCGCTTGATGGTGCCATATCCTGCTGCGCCGTTGTTGTTCCAGGCTGAGGCGGCGTTATTGACGCGCGTATTGATGATGTCGACCACCTGACTATCGGTCGTGGTGGAGTAAGACAGTGCCAGGTCGGGCAAGCCTGGCGGATTGATGTCGAAAACACAGTCGTCGACCGTCAGCCGCGGCGCGCGGTAAGCATGGTTCTGGTCCAGCGAAAAGTGCGGTAGCTGGGTCCCGCACGTGAACGTCGAATTCTTGAAAATCAAGTCGCCGTTCAAGCGCCAACGCACGAAGTCCTGGATGCTGGTAACGGTAAATGGGGTGCAGCGAAAGCCGGAAATGACGATCTGCTCCCGAAATGGAGAAGTGTCAGAGCACGCTGCTGACGCAATGAATACCTCGCCCGGCTGGCCCTCTTCGGAATAGCCGGCGGTAATGTCCCAGCGATTAAGTTTTTTGTGGTTCTTGCCGTCGGTCTGGCCGAAATAAATGTTCACCGGCGCATCGGCCACCTGCAGGCTCTGGATGGTGCCGCTGCCCTGCTCGATATGCACACCAATCGAACTGTTGTGATACGCGGCCACCCGCCCGAAGGCCATGGCCAGCGTATTCTCGCCGGTAACAACGATGCCGCGCACGCAGTCCGATGCGTAGAGGTCCTGCACATACCAGTCATCGAGCTGATGGCCCAGGTCGGAGCCGATCAGGATGCCGACATTGCAGTTGGCCACGTAAATCTTGCCGATATTGCAGTGGATTGAAATGTTCGCAGCATCGGCGTCAAACGACACCCCCGCCTGCACAAAGGTGGTATTGCCGATCAAGAAAATATCATCAATGCGCGACTGCGAAATGCCCTTGAAGTGCAGGGCATTTTTTGCCTGGGTAAAACCGCTGGCATCGATGTACTGGCCGTTGAACTGGAAGGTGCAGCGCGGCTTGTTGAAAAACTCAATCGTATCGGTGATTTTATAGGAGTTGCCAAAGGGCACATAGAACGTTTTCCCGGTGGTAAGATCGGCCGCCGCTGCCTTCCATGCCGCCGTCGAGTCGGCGGCGCCGGTCGGGTCAGCGCCGCCGGCGTACTTCGGATCGCACACATTGACGATACCGTAGTAGAGGAAATCGAGCTGCTCCTGCACAGTTTTGCCGTTGCTCGATCCAATCATGGAAGCGCCGTTCGTGTGATCGAGATCCTGCCGCAACGAATCCACAATCGACTGCGAGCTCTCGACATTGTCGACATCGTAGATTGTGTTGCCTGCTGCATCCTTCAAAATGACCCGATACGCGCCGGCGCCATACATCAGCACCTCACCACGGGCGTTTGCCACGGTTGGATTGGTATTGGCGATGGTCAGTGCCGTATCCTGGTACGTGGTCTTCGGCGTCAGCGTGCCGGCCGCGTACGTGTAAATCTTGCCGCCGATGAGCGGGTTCCAGTTTGCATCCTGAAACAGCTGCTTGGGCTGCGGTAATAGGCTTCCTGCCATGATGGTTCCTGACGAGTTGGTGGGATTGAGCCTGGCCATCGCCGGTGCCGTTACGCCGGCGGCCAGGGCGGCGGCAAGCATGTTGCGGCGCGCTTTGTTTGCTGGGCCTGAATCGCTCATTACAACCTCCGTCATCAATTGAACGGCGATTGTAATGGCTGGTGGGGTTGCGGGGTGCTACGGTGTTTGCAGCACTGGTACCGGCGGCGCAAACAGCTTATTGGCCGCCTGCGCGCCACTGACGCCGCCAAGGGCGCCGACGCGCGTCGACAGTTGCAAGTTTTTATCGTTGATGCGCTGCACCAGATTGACCAGGGAGTTCATCTGCTGCTCGGCTTCAGGACCGCGCATTAGCATGATCCGGCCCATCTGGTCGCGTACGCGCTCTGGCGTGGCCACACGGTTCCATGCATTTTTGGCTGAGCCAACGGCACTGAGCAGATTGCCGCCCTTGGCCGAGCCGAGCGCATGGGCGGCGTCGTTCATCGCCGACAAGTCCAGGTCGCCCATGCCTGACTGGCGCTCAGCGGTCTGCGAGCCCTGGCCGATCCGCTGGATGCCCTTCATTTGCCCTTCACGTGCCACATCAGCAGCGAACTCACGGTAGGCCCGGTCGCTGCCGAAAATGACGCGCAGCTTTTCCTGCATCGACGGGTTTTTCCACATGTTCATTATTTCGGTCTGCCCGGACTGCGATCCCAACTTGTCGCGTAGTCCCTCGAAGGCGCCAATACGGAAGGCTTGCTGCTCCCCTTCGCTCATATCGCGCACCACCGCCCTGATGGCGCCGCCCTTTTGCTGAATTGCTTTCTCGCCGGCCTTGGCTGCATCCATCAAATCCGAGGGTTTTGAGTAAGCGTTACGAGCCGCCTGGTACAGCGATTGGCCAGTCTTTGTATCGGTTGTGACCTTGTCTAGTTCGTTCACCAGCTTGGTGCGCAGGTTGGTAACCTCTCGGCCAAAGGAGGTTACAGTGCCATCGCTTTTCAGGGCGGATGAAGATTTCAGCAGATCGTCCAGGCCCTGTTTAATATGGTCGAGGTCTCCCATCTTCCACTTACTGACCTGATTGGTCAGGCCATTGACCGCTGGCGCCGCAACATCGAGGGAAAAAGGCTGCTGAGCGGCGGTGGCAATATCTCGAGCCATTTTTACGGCTTTTAGTTGGTCGGCCGCCTTGACGATCTCTTGCAGGTTACTCGATGGCACCACTTCCACCTGGCGTAGCTGCGAGTACAGCGGTGTTGCGTCCGCGCTGCGGCGCTTGGTCAAGGCAGCAATTGTCGATTCCATACGCTGGCCCTGCGTGTCGAGCGCGCTTTCAGCATCGGCCCGCAGGCGCGCGCCGGACGTGGCAGTGCGCTGATGCTGCAGGTTCGCCACGGCCTGCTTGGTGCGCCCTGGCAAGGTGGCTAGCACGTCGAGCAATGCGGATGAATTGCGGCCGCCAGCGTCGGCCAGCACGGCGGTATTATCGCCCAGGCGGTTGAAACGCTTGGCGATCTGCAGCACGGGATTGATCGCCCCGCTGGTAAATAAGTCGCCAGTCGCGTCGCGCGCGAAGGCTTGTGCGATTTTTTGGCGCGCGTACTCGGCAGCAGCTGTTTCTGATACGCGCTGCTTGACGTTACCGGCGACGGCGCCCAGCATGCCAGTGACGGGCGAGGCAATGCCGCCAAAGGCAGCGCTGGTGGCTGCACCTTTTGCGCTATCCGCGAGTGTGCCGCCGATGGTATCCGCATTCGAGTGTGTTGCACCAAGTACGCCACCATATGCAGCGCCGACCCCGGCCGCCTGCGCCGCACGCAGCGTCCAGCCGATGAACTTCGTCCCAGCGCCAGTGGCGCCCGTCGCCTTTGCCAGTGAGTTGACGCCTTTAAGCGCGGCGCCGCCCAAGGGAAGTGTCGCGAGGATTTCGCCCCCCACCTCGCCAGTGGCCGCTAGAAGCGGATTGCGTTCCTTGTAGGGTGCGAGTTCCTCCGTCATTTTGGCGCGGCCGGCATCGGCGTCATTCACCAGCCAGGTGCCGGCGCGGCTCAGGGCCGATTTTTTTGGTTTGTTCCCAGCCACCTGGTCGGACATCGATGGCGCGGTGCCGCCGACTGCATCGCCGAGGAACTCGTACCACTTGCCTAGGCCGCGCTGCGCACCCAGCGCCAGGCCGCCAACACCCTTGCCCAGGCCGCCAGCAAGGGTGATAGCGCCGTCGACAATGCCGCCACCATCGCTGTCGACAGGCGCTGCTGTAGGTGCCGGCTTATCTGCCGGCATGGCCTGAATGTAAGCCGCCAGTTTCTTGGCGCCTTCGGCGTCGCCAGCTTTGTCGGCATTGCGCAGCGCGATGTACAGCTCGTCGCGAGTAGCCATCATTTTCCTCCATATTTCTTGAGCAATGCATCGATGTCAGATGGCGCGCTGCCGGCGGGTGGTGCTACAGGGTTGGGAGCAGCGGCGGCTTCCTTCTTGTAATTAAAGCGGGTTTTCGCATCCTTGCGACCGGTCGACAATTCGTACTGCTGTTCCAGATTGTCTTTTTGTGCGGACATCAGATGCAGATAGCCTACGATCACACCCTTCAGCTGCTTAGTGGTTTTGGCGTTGTCAAGCAAGTGCGACAGCTCCTGCCGCTCTTCCACCCCGCCGCCGCCGGCCACAATCGATTTCAGCACCTCTTTCGCGACGATGCCTTTTACAGCATCAAAATTCGTCGGCGCCGTGCTGCCGGTGTTTTGCGCCACAAGGTTGGATATCTTGTTGGCCAGCGGTACATTGCCGTTACCCAGTGCATCGACCAATTGATCCAGTTGCGACAAGTGGTCGGTTGCGGTCGAAAAGGAGCGAATCGAATTGCCAGGTGTGCCGGTGGAGAAATCACGCATCGCCTTTTGCTTCGCGTCGTATTCTGTCGCGTCGAAATTAGGGTATTTCGCGTTCACCCGGTCCATCAGGTTGGCAATCTTCGGATTGCGAAGCGCGTAGCCGGTCGGCGCCTTCATGCGGCCTTGCCCGATAGCATCGACCGATGACTCGGAAAGGTCGGAAGGTGCATTGCCTTCTTCCTTGCTCCTGTCGAAGACCAGCCGTTCGCGTGCCGTGTGTGCGCTGCTGTCGGCGGAATACTTGGCTGTTTTGGCGGACAAACGGGCATTCGCGTCAGGCGTGGTCATCTCGATCAGCTTGTCACCACCCAGCGCCGCCTGCATCTTCCACTTTTCCAAGCCTGCTGCATCGCTCGGGATGCGCGCGATCGCCTGGTCGATCGTCGTGCCGGATGCCCCCACGATGTCTTTCAGACGCGGATCGTTGTACATCGATTGTAGCCAGCCGGCGGCCGTCTCGCGGTCATTGACTAAGCCGATGGCGTCTTTGTGCTGCTGCGCCGCCAAGTTCATAACCTTAGCCTGTGTTTCAGACGTCTGTGCGCCAAGGTGCAGCGTGTCGGCCTGGACCTTACTGATATCGGCCGTGGCCTTCTGGCGCTCCTGAAACTGCTTGCCATAGGCCAGGCCGCTCTTGCCGTATCCCTGGGCGGCCAGGCCGCGAACGACGTCTTCGCCGCTCTTGCCATCGGCCAACAGCTGCGAAAGTGAATTTTCGCCGGCGCGCTCGCGTTGGTTATCGGCGAAGCTGATATCGGCAAGGCGGTTCTGGTTGCGCACCTGCTGCAGCTGGGCCAGCTTATTCTGCGTGTCGATCGGGTTGTCGAGCTGCACGCTGCGGCCCTGCAGGATGATGCTGGGGTCAAGTGCCATGTTTTATCGCTCCTTCATCACGGCGAGTAGCCGGTGCCGTAGTAGTTGAAATTATCCGTCTGGTTTGTGGCGCCTTCAGAAACGCCGCTGCTGCGGCTGCCGTTGAGCAAGCTGTTCTGGTTGTACCAGTTCAGGCCCTGACTCAGGCCATTGGTCAGCGCGTTTCCGCCGGCCACGTAGCCCGAGGCGCGCGCGTTGCCGGCGGCAAGTTGGTTCTGTGCCACACCAGAGGCCGTATTTAGCCCGGATGAAGTATTCACGTTCGATGCTGTCTGGCCGATGCCGGCAATCGACGCCAGCCGGTTCCTTTCGGTGGCGTCGCGGTTGAAAGCCTCGCCGTACTTGGTGCTGGCGTAATCGTTGTTGTACTGGCTGGCCGCCTTCAGTGCGGCGCCCGACAGGAGGCCGCCGCGCGCCGCCGCGCTGTTGGTCACGCCCTTCATGCCTTCGGTCAGGCCGAACTGGTAGCCCGGCTCGTTCTGCAAATCGGCACCGGTAAAGTTCGGCATGGCGGCCAACTTGTTGAGAGCCGTCACGCCGGCGTCGTAGAACGGCTTGTTGTCGTCGCGCGACTGGTTGTACATTGCCCATTGCGTGTCATTGGCCTGATTGGCCGCTGAGGTTTGCGCCTTGGCCGCCTTGTTTGCAGAAGAGATGTTGGAAGCCACTCCAACCGCCGCAATGCCGGCCCCTACCCATGCTACGGACATAATGCCTCCCGCTTGTCAATAAAAGCACCGGCCAGCTGCTCATGGCTTTCGCAGGCGATTTCCGCCTCGATCAGGGTGATGTCCGTCTGGTCGGTGCGGAAAACGTTAATAAAAATAGTATCCTCGTGCGCGTATCCAACCTTTTGCAGGCCGGCGGGCGAGGTTTGCGTATGGCCAGCGCGCACGCGCTGATAGCCGGTTTCGGTCATAACTGAGATATCGCCCATGGCCACGATGTTGACGCAGGCCTTGCGGTGGATCTTACCCACTAGGATCGTGCCCTTCTTGATGAACAGCTTGCGCGTGTAGAAGCCGTCCAGAACGATATGCTCGACCGGCATCTCGACATGCTGCCCCGGTTGCGACAGCAGCTGATCCTTCAGCGCCGTGATCTGGGCCCGCACCACCAGCGGATCAGGGTCGATCTGGAACACGATCTCGCCAGCGGCATCGAGGGCGATCAGGTCAAGCGGCTGGCGTCCGCCTGCGTAGAGGTCAAGCGGGCGATAGTTCGGCACGGCCACCGGGTACTTTTCCTCGACATGCGGCATCAGGTCACCTCGCGGCCGGAAGCGCGGATTGTGATCGCTGCAGCTGCGTTCGGCAGCGTGCTGATAAAGCCGTCGGCGTCGAGGATATGGCCGACGATCTCTGGGAACGTGTAGGTCTCGCCAACTGCCAACGCTTTGGTCTTCACGATTAGGTTCTGGTTCCCGGCAGCATCGGCCGCCGTTACTAGGTTGACCGACAGCGTGGCCGCCGCGGCGCTGATGTTGGTGGCGGTGAATTTATCGATGATGGTGCGGGTGGCCAGTGGCGCGGTGTATTGCGTGGTTTGCGTGGCCTCGGCCTGCTTCGAGGGAATTAGGGTTTTTGCGGTGACGCTCATGGCAAGGGTCCTTGTTTGACTTCGTTGATCTCGGCGCGCGCCACGGCCAGCTGCTCGGCCAGGCTGCGCACTTCGGTTTGTAGCGATTCGACCAGGGCGGCCATGATGGCCAGCGGCGCTTGGTCGTCCTGCGCCTGAGGCGCTGCCGGCGCCGGTGCTTGCCAATCGGTCGGGTCCATCGGCATGCTGGGCAGCTGCATGCTGCCCATAGCCAGTTCCATCTCATCGGCCTGGTCGGCTACCTGCGGCAGCGTGTGGCCACCTTCCTCGGCGCCGACCTGGCGAATGAAATGGGTCAGTGCGTTGACCGTGACGCGGTCCATGCCCAACGCGTACAGCGCGGCCTCGTTCAGGCGGACGATGCTCATGCGTTGTCGCTCCAGTTGGCCTTGACAAGCCGCTTGGACATGCCGTACTCGAACAGCTGGTTGGTACCATAGTCGTGGCATACCAATTGCTTGCCCGCCATGCCATAGTTTCTCCGCTTGAAATCGCACAAGAAGATAGGCATCATTTCAGGGTAATCTTTGTCGCTGGCAGGCCTGGTGCGGCGCATTACCAGCACCGATCCATTTGGGCTGATCGCCACGCATTCGGCAAACCAGCGGCGCAAGGGCGTATCCTTCACCCTCTGCCACGTCTCCCACTCGACGACGTTTTGAAAGACGCCGGCGCGCTCTTCGACCTTCAAAACGCAATCCGGCATGAGATTGCTGGTCCACACTGCGCGCGACATGCCCGTATAGAGCAGTTCATCGCACATCAAATTGAAAACCTCTTTATGCATCGGTGGATGCTGACTCATGACGTACCTGCCTTCAGGTCGAGGAACGCGCCTTGCAGCACGATCTTGGCGTTGGTGGTGGTCGACACTTCGAACACGCGATCGCGACCACTGCCCAGCCGGTTGAAATCGGGCTTGTTGCGGTATTCGCCCACCTTGCCCAGCGACTTGGTCAGCGTAGACGACCAGCTGTTGCCGCCATCGTCGGACCAGCGCATCCATATTTTCGGATCCGGCTCGTCATCGCTGGCCACGCCGGCTTCCATGTCGAGCGTCAGCTTGCTGAAGAACTGGCGCACGCCGCTGGTAGTCAGGTGCTGGAAGCTCTTGATGCGACGGATCGGCGCGCCGTTGTCGGTGTAGGTGTCCAGGTCGAGCTCGTAGATATTGCCGTTCTCCCAGTCGCCCACCAGGTGCTTGCGCTTGTAGAGCACGTGGCAGTTGTCGCGCACGCGGTCCAGCTGGTTGCGCTCGTCGCGGTAGGCGCGCTCATGCCACAGGCCGGTGGCCGAATCGAACGCCCAGGTCGTTTTGGCGGTCGGGAAGCTCAGCACATAGAAACTGTGGCCGCCTTGCTGGTAGCTATAAGCCTGGGCATCGTCGATACGACCGTATTTGCGCATTTCTTCTTCCAGCGCGTGCGTGCTGATGCGGCCAGGCTGGTAGCCGTTGGCGCGCCACACCATGCCGTCACCGCGCTCGTCGCTGCCCAGCCAGAACAGCGAGTTATCCATCTTGCAGACCGAATTGGCCGCAGCGCAGCCCATTTCCATCGTCGCACCGCTGATGCGCTCGAACGGGAAGGTGGCGGCGGCGGCGCCGAAAACCTCGATCGACTCGGTGCCGAAGAACCAGATCTCGTTGTGGTCCTTGATCTGGCGCAGCAGCACGTCCGGGACCGACTCGGCGCTGGCGAAGTCGAGCGCGTCAAGCGTCAGGTCGAGCGCGCCGGTGATATAGAACTGCTGCGTGCCGGGCTTGTTGAAGATCAGGAAGCCATTCAGCACTTCCACGTAGTTGGCACCGTACCAGCCGGCGCCACTCATCGCGCCCACCACCAGACTGGTCAGGTTGACGGTAGGCGCGGTGGTGGTGCCGTCGACGAACACGGCGGATATGCCGTTGTCGGCCGCGCTGACCTGGCCACTGGTCGAGCCCAGGCCCGCCATGCGCGTCCAGGCGCTGGCGGTGTAGCGGTACAATTCGCCGCCGCGCGCGGCGTACAGGTCGCCGTTGCTGGTCTGGTACAGACAGCGCACGCCGCCGCTGCCAGGCACGGTCGACCACAGCTTGCGCCCTGGCGTGCCGTAGAACGTGGTGGGCGCGGTGGCGTCTGGCACGTTCGTTTCCGGGTACATGTTCACGCAGCGCTGGGCATTGGCCAGCAGCGAGCGCGCGGTGTACGACGCGGACGTCAGCAGCACGCGCGCCATCAGCCGCGCACTCCAAAGCTGATCGGCGCGCTTTCGGTGGCGTAGGCCAGGGCCAGCGTGCGGCGACCTAGAAAGCGGCGCTCGATATCCTGGCGGTCGGTAATGTTCACACCGAACTTGATCGATACGTCGTTCGCCACCCACAGGCCTAGCAGGCCCATCCAGGACTGCGCAACGTCTGGCGTGCTGCCCAGGGCGGCATCGATGCCGATGGCTTGGTAGGTCAGCGACAGTACTGGATCGGTGGCGGGTACCGGCCACAGGTAGCCAATGCCATTTGGCGCGATATAGATGCGCTGCGGGCGGTGCGCCACATCGTCACGCTGGCAGATAGCATCATAGGCCGCCTTCGCGATCACCAACAGATCGGCCTTGGCGCCGTCAAGCGCGCAGGTCACCACCGGCACGCCGAAATAGTCGGCTGGCATGGCCACTTGCGCCGGCGTGGCCGGGTTCCAAGTCAGGGCCGTCGGCGCCGACGTGATCTTCGGCCAGGACAGGCCGTGGATCGGCAGTTCCTTGATGATGTTCTGCAGCGCGTTCATGCACACGCTGTAGTCATCGGCCGCTGCCGTCTGGCCGGCGCCGATCACGCCGACGATCTGCAGGGCGTCGGTAATGACGTCCTGCGCCGTCAGGGTCCAGGTGGTGGACATTATGCAGGCGAAGCGCTGAAGGCGAAGCGGGGAATGCGCACCTGACGCTCGGTACCGTCTTCGGCCTTGATGGTGGTGTCAACCACGGCGTGCTTCAGGCATTCCACATACGCTTCGGAAATGGTCACTTCCTTGTCGCGCTGGATCAGGATCTGCTTGAAGTTGTGCACCAGCGGCACGTCGCCCTTGTCGGTGGCGTCCTCGCCGCTGTAGATGGTGACCTTGAACATTTTCGGCGCCAGGGCCGGTTTCTCTTTTTCGATGGTGGACATGGCATTGCTCCATAAAAAATGCCCGCTCTCGATAGCGGGCATTCTGGGGTGGGACTGGTTGCAGCGGCGCTGCAGCCGGGTATTACAACGACGCGGCCGATTCCAGGCGGATCATCCAGCTGTCGTTCAGGATCTTGGTGGTGGTGGTCGCCTTCCAGCCCACGGTCGAGCGCTGCTCCAGCGGGTCGGCGGTACCGGCCGAGCCCAGCGCCTTGACGTAGGTCGACATGGCATTACCCGACAGTGGGCAGACGCCGTACGAGTTGTCGGCCAGGATCAGCGTCACGTAGACGTCGAAGTTGGTGCCGTTGTTCTTGTACAGCGCCGTGCCAGCCGCGCCGGCGCCGGCGAAAATCTTGCAGTTGGTCGACGAGATGAAGCGGATGTTCTTGTACGCGCCGATCTCATCTTCCAGCACGCCTTCCTGGCTGCCGTAGTCGGACACCGAGCGGTAGCCGGCGATCTGTTCCAGGTCGAATTCGACGTCGGGGTGCACCAGGGCGATGAAGGCCTTGCGCACCGAGCCCGTGCCCACCTTGTCGGTCGGCATCACGCCTTCCTTGATGAACTTGGCGTTCTGCACCTTCAGGTAGCGGATGGCCTTGTCCAGGTCGGATGCCGAAATCTTGACAGCAACGGTGACGCGCGAGGCCACGCCGTTGGCATAGGCCACGTTGGTGCCGGCCACCATCACGTCGCGGCGCGCCTGGTCGATAGTGGTGCCTGCCTGGTCGCCCAGCACGTCGGTCGCTTCGGTCACCACCGCGTCCTGGTTGGTCATCGAGACCATGTCGGACAGGGTGATGAAGTCGCCGTACTGGGCCAGCGTAGCGGTCAGGTCGGTCACGGCCAGGCTGGAACCGGCGGGCGTGACGCCCTCGGTCAGCGGCGTCGAGGCCACGGCCAGCTGCGAGTAGCGGCGGAACTTGATTTGGTTGCCGTTGCGGGTGGCGATCGGGCGCTTTTGGCCGTAGCGGCCGTGCACTTCGGCCGGCTGCGCGCGGGCCAGCAGGTTGCGGTCATAAAACGCCTGGACGCCTGGTGGCACCTGAGTGATGGTGGTAGTAGCCATATCGTGAAACTCCTATTGGGTTAATAGCCTTTGACGCGCTTTACCTCTTTGGCAAAATCCGCGTCGCTCATGTTTTGAATGCGCTGGACCGCTTCCAGATCGGGGTTGGCGACGGTGCGTGCTGCGCCGCTGCTGGCCCCTGGAACGCCCATCGCCGACTTTTCCGCCTGCTTGGCCGCCTCGATGGCAAACCGCTTGCCCACCTGGCGTTCGGCGAACGCTACTTTTTCTGCTGTGATCTCACGAATCACGGCCAGCGGGTCGCCCCAGGCCTCACCCATGGCATCGCGCTTGGCCACCAGCGCCGCTTCCAGCTCGGGATCGATGGTGGTATCGAAGATGCCCGGGTGGGCCGCCGCCACGATCGATTGCCAGTCCTGCTGCTGGCGTTGCGCCTGCTGCGCTGGCGCCGGATCGCTGGTCACGTACTTGATGGCCTCGGCCAGTTCCGGGTTTTCTTCCAGAATGGCCGGGCGGCTGGCCTCACGCTGCGCCTGCTGGCGTTCGCGCTCGATCTCGGCCAGGCGCTGGCTGTTCTTGGTGCCCCATGCCTGGGTGTCCTTCAGCGCCTTTTCAGTCTTTACCAGCCGGGTGCGCAGCTCTTCCAGGGTTTCTACAGCGGGCGGCTCGGTGCCGGCCGGGGCCGGGGCAGCCGCTGCTGGCGTTTGGGCCGTCTCGCCAGCTGCCGGGCTGAGCGTGACTTCGGTAGTGGTGCCGGTCGTGCCGGCGGCCGCCGCGTCAAGTTGGGCTGCTGCTGCATCGTAGTCCCTCTGGTATTGCTGCTGGGGTGTGAGATCCATTCATTGCTCCTTGCTGGGTCCGCTGGATGGCGGATAGTCCGTTGTTAAGCCGCGTCCGGGTCGGATAGTGCGGCGGTGATGTGGTCGCGCTCTTGCTGCAGCGCGGCCGGTAAGTCAACCAGATCACGCAGCACCTTGATGGCGCCGCGCGTCTGCTCATTGTTCTCGCCGATCAGTTGCGCGGTCTTGGAGTCGATGCGCGCCTGGATCTCCTGCACCAGGTGCGGCCAGCAGCCGTGGAGTGCGGCCAGTGCGGCGTTCAGGTAGTCCAGGCGCGCTTGCGCTGTCATGTCGCTGCTCATTGGGCGGCCTCAGGCGTAAAAAAACCGCCATCTGGCGGTGCGTTGAGGTCGGGTGGTTGCATTGGCATGCCTTGCGGGTCGCCGTCCATGGCGGCCGGGTCGAGAGCGGGAGCCGCCTCGGGCGCTTCAGGCATGACTGGCTGGCCTGGCTGTTCCCGCTCTTCGCCGGGTGGCATGCCTTCCATATCTGGCACGGCAGGCGCGGGCGCTGGTGTGGCGTCAGGTTGCGGCGCTGCGGCGGCCTGCTGCTGCTCGACAATCAGCTCGATGCCGAATTCCCGCGCCAGTACCTGCGCAAGCTGGGCGGGCATGGTCGGCAGGATCAGCTTCAAGCGGTCGGTCTCGGCACGGTAGCGGTCCAGCAGCAGCTTCTGGCTGTCCACTTCCTTGCTGTCGCTCAGGTCGTTGTATTTCTCGCCAATCTCCTTGAGCGATGCTTCCAGCATCTGCACATGCTGATCGGTCTGCTCCATCTTCTGCTTGACCTGTGGCGGCACCTTGTCACCGTCCTCTTCCTTCAGGATCGGGCTTTCCTTGCCGATTTCCATGCAATGCCAGGTCTGCTCGAGCAGCTCGCGCGCGTCGATCAGTGCGGCTGTGGCCGGGTTGCCCATGGTCCAGTCGGCGAAGGCGCGCAGCTTGTTGATCAGGATTTCTTTCTGCATGAAGCTGGCCGTGCCGGTGGCCTGCCAGTCCATGAACGACGTCTTGCCGAAGCGCTTGATCTCGGCCCATGCCTGCGCTGCCTCGTCGCCATGGATTTTCTGGACGGTTTCAACCTCCAGGTACTTCAGGTTCCAGTTGATGATGCTCTCGATGATAGGCTCGATCCAGTTGGCGTCGATGTTCTGGATCACTTCCTTGATCGGCAGGGACGAAGCAGACATGATCATGCTGATGCCGGCCGCCGTCTTGTTCAGGTTGCGCGAGTCGTCACCTTGGGTGTACTTGGTGATACCGGTATCGTCGTCGCTGAACTGCTCGGACATGCGGATCACGTCGAGCCAGCCGCCGGTAATGTCTTCTTCCTTGTGGTCGATGATGGCGCTCGCGCGCTCATCGGCGGACAGGCCTGCCTTCATCTGGAACACCTTGCCCGGGTACTTCTTGAAGTCCTCGGTCGGCAGAAACTTGCTACGGTCAACGCTCTTGGTGCCCAGCAGGGCCATGCCCTTGCCTTCCATGAACAAGCGGAAAGCCGCGTTCACGGTCTTCTGGTGCGCGGCGTTGTTGTCGGCCACACCCACGCCCCAAATCTCATGGTCGACTTCCTCATAGCAGCACGACAGCGCAGGTGTCTTGTCGCCGTACGGGCTTTCGCTGACCTTTACCACCACGCCGCCGGCCATGATGACGATCACGTTGATCATCTCGCCGGTGTCAATATCGCTGGCGTTCGGGTCGGTAGCATGCATCGAGCTGCGCGGCACCTTGCCGAAGAAGCGCGCCACCTTGATGCGACCATTCTTGTTCCAGAATTCCACATTGCCACGCATCTGGCCGGCGATCTCGGAACCCGTCTCGCTGCCGTTGTTGCTCGCCCCTTGCAGCGCCTGCGTGATGTTGCGGTACGACTTGTCAGCACGCCAGGCGGCGACGGTATGCGGGCTTTCCATCGTCACCCAGAAGATGCCCAGGCCGTCGCAGATGTTGCGCGCTTCCGGGTCGGGGTAGGCGTCCAGCGTGCTACCCAGCTCGAAGTACGGGAAATCGTACTCGTATTTCTGTTCCTTGATCTGAGTGTAGCCCATGGCGTTGTCCGCCGTGGTCTCGGTCAGCGTTTCCTTGCGCACGAACGGCCCATACACGAAGCCGGTGCCATAGGTGGCCAGCGTGTTCACGCCGGTCTTGATCATCTGGCGAAACTTCATGCGCTCCAGCTGCTCGGTGACGATGTCCTCGACCACGTCGGCGAACTTGGCCAGCGTCTCGTTGGTCGGGTTCGTATCGAACGGCAGCTCGCCGTTGCCGAATAGGGCATCGTTGATCTTGGCGCGGCTGGCGCGCACCTTGTTACGGGTCGAGCCGATGAACAGGCCTGCGGCCTTCTTGGCGCGCGCGGCGCCCGTGCCGCCGGTGTCGTCGGCGCGCGGGATGCGCATCACGTCCTGGTAGCACTCCAACAGCTTGAGCTCCTGCGGCTTGCGCGCACGCTCCCACTCCATCAGACGCTCTTCCAGCAGGTTGCCGAGGGCGCTGGTGGATTGGACTGCTTCGGTCATGGGTAGGTGCCTTAAAAGTAAAAGCCGTTGGAATCCGGCATCTGTTGCTCGATTTCGACGGAGAATTCCGCCTCTTTCCTGCTGATGCCGTAGCGGCGCATCATCCAGGCGTAACGCGTGGCCGCCATCAAGTCATCGGCTAGCTTGACGACCTTGCCGTCCTTGCGGTGGTACATGCGAAACTCTTCGAACCATTCCGTCAGGTGGCTGAAGACCTTGAACTTCTTCAGCTGCATGCGCTGCAGCATGTCCTGCAAGCCCGCCTCGACGCCGTTGGTACCATCGGGGAAGGTGGCGCGTTCGGGCATCATATGCAGGCCGGTCTTCTTGTATTGGGCGGCCAACTGCTCGCCGCTGCCCTTGTCGTGCTGCAAGCCGTCGTGCGGCCATGCGATCGGCAGCCACTTCGGCCATTCCTTCAGCGACAGCGAGAACATTTGCGGCGTTTGTTCTTTCTGGCGGTGGCAGTCCGTGACGTAAATGGTGTCAGTGTCCTTGTCCCACGCCAATCGAACGCCGGCGCTTGGGTGGTCCCAGCCGAAGTCCATGCCGCCGTTCTGTGACCAGTGCGCCGGAATCGGAAACGCTTCGATCTTCAGCGACTCTTCGTCGATCGGGAAGATGCGGCCGCTGCCGAGCGTTGGAATGCCCTTGGTGCGTGCGTCGCGCTCGTGCGACGGATAACTGGCGATGATTGCCTCACGCTGTTCCGGCGTGTAGTGCTCGGCGTCGTGGATCGTCATCGTTGTCACATGCGTGCCGGGCGACTTGTCCAGCAGGAAGCGCTTGACCACCGTCGACATGCCTTGCAGCGGTGTGAAGGTCATCAGCAGCATGCCGTTGGTGGCATTGGTGCGCGTCAGGCCTTCGAGGTAAATGTCTTCCGGTGGCTCTTCGTCGGGCCAGAAGAAATCCAGCGTCTCGCCCTGGAACTTCTCGCGGCCCTGGTCATACGACTTGAAGCCGATCAGGCTTTCACCGGCCTGCACGTCACCGCCACCACCAAAACGCACCACCACGGTATCGATGGCATCGGCCACGCCTCGCTTGAGCGACTTGGACTTGATCGCGTCCTTCGGTATCGAGCCGGTGCCAATGGCGTTGATACGGCCGCACATGACGCGCTGCACGGTGTCGCGCGTGGCCTCACTGGTGACACCGGCGGCCCAGCCGACCACTGGCTTGGCGAACACGCGGCCCGGCCAGTCGTTCGGGTAGCGGCCAGTCAAGTGCATCGCGCTTTCAAAGCCAGCCGACCAGGTCTTGCCCAGCTGGTTGCCGGCGATCAGTAGGCGCTCGCGGAACGTTTTGCCAGCGGCATGAAACTCGGCTTGCTTTGCATAGGCTTGGTAGTTCGCCAGCTTGTTCTCGCTGCTGTAGCGCCGCTTCAACTTCAACAACTCCAGTGCGCGGCGGCGCTGATCCGGGCTCAGCCTGGCGATGTTGATGCCAGACAGATCGATGTCAGCCACCGCCACTGCCCAACAACAGGGCCAGCTCCTGGTCCACATCTTCTTGCGACTGCGGCGCTTCGGGCGGCTGGCCACGACTCAATGCCGCCAGGCGACCGGGCATCTCGCCCGATATGTTCGCCAACTTCTGCAGCGCGGCGAACGATTCAAGCTGCGCTCTGGTCTTCATCGGGTCAACTTCATCGACCAACTCGAGCTGCTGGTTCGCCATCCGCGACAAGCGGTGCGACGATGCGGCGCTGATTTCGGCGGCCGATGCCATGTGCTCGCTGGTGTTCGTCAGCTTGCGCGCCAGGTCGGAAACGATCTGTTGCTTAGCGAACGGCAATGCGCCGAGCTGTTCGGCAAAATGCTTTGCCTTAGCATCGACCTCAACCTTCATTTCAGCTAGAGCCTGCAACGATATCGAGGCTTTTTTCGGCTCGGCTTTATTCGGCTTTATTCTTCGGCGTAATGACGATTCGTTGACGCCGAACTCCTGCGCCAGCGCGTTAATCGAAATGCCGTCGACCAGGTGGCGCCGCTCGATCTCCACCCACTGGTCATCGGTCAGCGACGATTTGCGACCCATGACCAGTTCTCCTATGAAAAAAACACGCGCAGAATGCAAAAAGCCCGCGACCATTTCTGGTAGCAGGCTTATTTCCGGGCGCACGAAGCCCCGACAGAACGGAATATACGCGGCTTTTTTCTTGGTTGCAAGCCCCTTTCAGCAGACGATGCGGCTTTTCAGGCTCCCGAACAGCGATTCGATGGCCAGATCAAAAACAACTTCAAAGTCCGCGCGCCAGGCGTTGAACGTGTTCAGCCCATAGTGCGAAAGTACGGCCGTGCGCTGCAAAACAGGCAATTCCCACACGGCAGAATCGACTGCGCGCACTATGAGCTTGTCCACTTCGACCTCGATATCCTCGATGGAGTGGATACGGGCGTCGGGCGCGCCCAGGCACTCGCGGCGCGCTCCTTCGCCAACGGCGCCGCCGACGCTCATGCACTCAGCCCAGCGGTCGAGCATGTTTTTGATGCTGTCGTAGTGTTCTTGTCGCATCGAATTTCCTATTTTCAGTCTATTTTTAATTGCACTTTTCGCCATTTTCCATGGCGGTGCGCTGGATTTGTACCGATGACTACCGATAATCGTGCTATTCAGGTTTCATGCGGCTTTGCGGGGTGGCGTTCGCCAGTTTTTCGCCGGGCTGCTTTTCTTGCGGCGCGGTCATGATTTTCATTCTGGTTGCTCCGGGAAGGTGATATCGGCAGGCTTGCGCGGGGTTGGGTCGCCCACCAGGTAGATCGTCGTGTCGATGCCGCCGCCGTGCACCTGCGGGTGCATGCTGTGCAGGAAGTGCTGCTTGCCGTTGACCAGCACGGCCTGGCAGGTGTACAGCGCGCGCAGCAGTGCGCGATCGTGCTTGTAGGCGGCTTCGGCAGGGTTTTCTGGTTCAAGGTGCGGGTTTGGGTGCTTCATGTGGCTGCCGCCTCATCGGCGAAGCCGATCTTGTCGGCGATCTGCTGCTGCGCGCGCACGGCGATGTCGAGGTTCTTCTCCAGGTAGGCCATGGTGGTGCTGGGGCTCTTATGGCGCATCACCTTCTGGATGGTCTGGATCGGCACGCCTGCTTCCGACAGGAGGGTAGCGAAGCTGCCGCGCAGGCGATGCGGCGTGATGCCTTTTGTCTTGCAGTGGGCGTTAGCGGTGGCGATCGGGCGGCGGGCGAAGCCGGGCGGCTGCTGGCTGCCGTCCTTTCGCGCGGTGATCAGGCCTTCGGCTTGGCGCCGATGTTGCAGGTAGTCGACCAGCCAGGCGGGCATGGGCACGGGTTCGGCCTCTTTGCCCTTGGTGATGCCGGGCGTATAGGTGCGCCGCTCCCAGTCGATCCATTCCCAGCGTGCGCTGGCAGCTTCGCTCTCGCGCAGGCCCAGGCCGAACATGAAGCGGATGGCCGTGCTGACGGCGGGCGAGCGGCGGCCAGCGCAATCGATTGCGTCCAGCCACTGCATGGCGACGTCGAGCGGCAGGATCTTGCGCGGGCGTTTCTGCGTGCTGAGCATGGCCACGTTCCACGGCCGGCGCGTCAACATGCCTTGCTCGACGGCCCAGTTCGTGATCAAGCGCATGATGCGCAGCCAGTGGTTGGCGGTTGCCGGTTCGCGCGCTGCCAAGTGTTCGTTGCGGGCCAGCTCGATGTGGCGCGCAGTGATCTCGCTCACTGGCATGGCGCCAAGGTCGTACAGGTGCAGGCGCATGCAGGTATCCACGCTACGCACGTGGGCCGCGCTCGATACCGGGCCGCGCACCAGCAGCCATTCACGGAACAGCGCCGCCAGCTGCGGCACTGGCTTGCCACCGTTGGTGCGCACCACTTCCTCGTCGTAGGCCCGGGTGGCCGCCGCTTCGGCGCGCGCCTTGTTCCGTTCGCGGGTGCTGCGTTGGACGCGGGTGCCGGCCAACTGGAAGCGGTAGTGCCAGATTTTCTTGATCTTGAACAGGGCGAATGTCATGCAGGTAGTCCTTTTTGCTAGAGGTGCTCGGCCAGGCCGCGCTTGTAGGGCTGCGTCGGCGCCGCCGGGCGTGGGCGGTTGTTATCGGAAAAGCGGGTGTACATGCCCTCGTAGGACAGCAGCACGTCATCGATGCGACCCTGGCGGTTCTTGGCGACGAAAATATCGGCGCAGCCGCGCAAATGGCTTTGTGGGTTGTCCACCTCGTCGCGGTGCACGAAGATGACGATATCGGCGTCCTGCTCGATAGCGCCCGAGTCGCGCAGGTCGGATAGTTGCGGGCGCGCCTTGTTGGCGGCGTTGCGTGACAGCTGCGACAGGGCCAGCACGACGATGTTGAGTTCCTTGGCCAGCGCCTTCAAGCCGCGCGAGATTTCCTCGATCTGGCTGTTGCGGTTGTCGCCGGCGCCGCTCATCAACTGCAGGTAGTCGACCACCAGCAAATCCAGGCCATGCTTGCGCTTCACCAGCCGCGCCTTGCTGCGCACGTCAAGCAGCGTCAGCGCGGGCTGGTCGTCCAGGTGCAGGCCCATAGCATTCAGCTTCACGTTGGCCACGGTGAAATTGCTCCAGTCGGCGTTGTCGAAGTCGCCGCGGATCACCGTGCTGAGCGGGATGCTGCCCAGGGCGGCCACGGCACGGTCGAGCAGCTCGCCGTTCTGCATTTCCTGCGACAGGAACAGCACCGAGTGCGTCTCGGCTGCATTGGTGGCGATGTTCAGGGCCAGCGCGGTTTTGCCCATCGATGGGCGCGCGCCCAGGATCACCAGCGCACCCCGGTTCGGGCCGCCGTTCAGCAGCGCATCGATGTCGGCAAATCCTGTGGCAATGCCGGTGTACTTGCGCTCAGCGCGGTCCCCCAGCACGTCGATGTGCGCCATCATGGCGGCGCTGGCGGCAATTGGTTCGCGCAGCGTGCGTGTTTCGGCCAGCGTGGCCAGGGCAGATTGGGCAAGGTCAAGCACGTCGCCGGCGCTGCGCCCGTCCGGCTTGAAGGCCATTTCGGACATGTCGGCCGTGGCCGCCAGCAGCCCACGGCGCAGCGCGCGGTCGCGCACCAGGTCGGCGTAGCGCCCGATATTGGCCGCGCTGGGCATGCTTTGCGAGACCGAATTCAGGTAAGCCATGCAGTCCGGCATGGCCTGCGCCAGCGCAGTGCCTGCCGAGATCACGTCGCATTCGATGCCCAGCGAGATCTGGCGGATGATCTCCACGAAAATCGTACGGTGCTCGTGGCGGAAAAAGTGCGCGGCACGCAGGTCCCCCATGCGGTCCACGGCGCCGTTGTCGCGCAGCAGCGCACCGATGACCGACTGTTCGGCCTCGATGGCGGCCGGCATTGCGTGTTCTTCGGTCATGCTGCCTCCAGGGTTTCTTGAAATTTTTCTGCCTGCTTGCCGGTCGAGGTCAGGAAATACTGACCCTCACGGTCGATAGCCCACAGCTTGAAATAATTGTTTTCGACGTACTTGCGGAATGTGCCGCGCCAGTCTTTTTGGCGCTTGTCCGGCTGCGTGCCGCCAGGCAGGAAGCGACGGCGGAACTCGGCCCACGCCAGCGTCACCATGTCGAGCGGTAGCTTGGCGCCCTGCTGGTAGGTCCACAGCGGGGCGTAGTCGCGCAGAGGCCGTTCGCCCTTCGCCTGGCATTCGTCGAGAAAGGTCTGCAAAGCGATGGCCGATAGGCGAGGCTTGGCAGCAGGCCCCGCGTCAGCGGGGTTTGGGGGCTTTTCCTTTGAAGATGAAGATGAAGATGAAGATGACGGGGCTGCGCGTGACGCCTGCGCACACGAGAAAGGTGATGGGTTAGGTGAGTCCTTTGGTGATGGCTCGGGTGTATCCTTTGGTGTGGGCTTTGGTGCTTCACCAAAGGGGGGCTTTGGTGAATGGTTTGGTGAAGATTCTTGCAGCGCGTTTGGCACACCTCCGGCATCACCTCGCTGGATGCGCTTGTATTCATCGATCACCATGCGCGACGAATACCATAGCGGGCCTTCCTGGCCGGCCAACAAAGCGATGGGCGTGCCGTTTCTGCGGCCGGAGCGCGGCACATACACCAAGGGCGCTTCCAGCGCGCCAGCATCCACGCCCTTGAGCACGCCCTTGTTGATCAGGCCCTGCAGCTTCTGCTCGGTGCAGCCGACTGCCTGGGCGATCTCAGCCAGCGGCCAGCGGCAGACGCCGTATTCGGACTGGTCGTGCAGCAGGCACAGCACGTCCAGCCAGATACCCTTTTCCTCATGTGTACAACGACGCAGATTGCTGTTGGCCTGCCAGTCGGCCGGATAAAATTGAAACGACGGGCGGATCATGCGCAGCTCTCAGGGTGAATGGTTTCGGTTGTCTGCCCGGCGTGGACGGCGCGGCGCACAACGGTGACGGGCTGCGCCTCGCTCGGGCCGCGATGGTGCGCCGTGGCCACGCTACAGGCGCTTGGCGCCGGCTTGCCTTGCAGTGCCAGGCGCGCAGCCGTGGTCAGGGAATAGGTGATGTTGTCCAGCTTGATCTGGGCCAGAAGCAGGTTGCCGAAGGTCTCGCGCATGCGGCACTCCACATCCGGCTGCTCCAGGTCGGCGCCGATACGTTCGCAGATTTGGTAAAAGGTGCCAGGCGCTTCCAGCAGCGCGCGCAGCACCAGGTATGGGCGGGAGCCTATGCGATGCATCAAGCGCGCCGTCATGGCTGCACCTGTACGGCCAGGGGCTTCTTGGATAGCAAGGAGTATGTTATTCTTGGCATGTTCGTTTTATGTAGTGGTTTTGGGAAGCCCGCCTTGCTCGCGGGCTTTTTTTCGTCTCAAGGTACTGGCGCCGCTACGACGGCGGATCGGGCGTATCCATGTAGGCATCTACCGCTTGGCGCAGCTTTTGCGTCTCACGAAACAGCCTGTTACCCGCCCGCCATCGCGCCTTGGCATCCAGCTGCTTCTTGGCCGCCAGATCCACCTTGTCGCTCTGGCGCCACACGCATGCCGCCTGCAGCGCGTAGTCCGCTGCCGTCGTGCTCTGCTCTTTCTTCATCCTGTCCCTCGTCTTTCTGCGCCGGCTCAACTGGCCGGCCTATCGGTCTGATTTCGTACATCGGTTCCGCCTCTATTCCGTTAAACCCGCATGTGCATCTTGGGGATGACGCCAAAACTCGGGCGGCATGGCAGCAACTGGGACCGGCGGCGCGGGCCGCCATTGGGCCCTTCGCGGCGCTCGCCAGGCTGGCTACCATGACGTTGTTGGCGCGCCCAGTGCAACAGGCTCTGGCGGGCCTGGTCGCTGCGCGTGACGCCAGCTGCAGCGCATGCCTGCATGATGGTTTTCTCTTCCTCGGGGTCGAGGTAGGTTTTCAGCAACTTCGTGCGGGTGGTGGTGCTCATGGGTTTCCTTTTAAAAGTGGATCTGGACTACGGGTGATGCGGTACTAAAAAGGGTGGGAAATTCCTTCGTGCTACATTGCTATCTCCACAACAACAATTTGAAGGAACCTCCCATGGGCTATCCAATTGCTACAAATTTTGTTTCTATCGAACTAAGTCCCGAACCTCTCGAACACGGACAAACGGTTTTCAAAGCATCGGTGACGCTGCAAAGTACTGCTGGCCCTATTCCTGAGCATGTAATTTTCACCGTCGCGGTCAAGGCTGGAAATCGCACCATTGTGGAAATTCACAAAGAGGCCATCAGCCGTGCTGCCTTGATACTCGCGAGCGTCAGTGGGTTAGGCCATCCACACCCAGAGGACGCTGTGGCGGCATGGGCGCAGCTGGCTGAGGACCTTCCTCGAACGCAGATAAGCCAGCCTTAAAGGCAGCCGCTGCAGCTTTGGCTGTGCCTTCCGGATCTTTCACGAAGACGCAGCTCGAATTTGCGATGACCTGCGTCAGCAGCACTACCAGTGCGGCGCGGTCACGGTCCGGCTGATAAGCGCTCGAAGCGCATGCAGCGAACTGGTAGCCAACTTGGCCGCCGGTTATTTCTTCCGGGCGCGGCGGGTTGGCCAGCTGCGTGCGGTTCGAGCCAAAGGGCAGGCCTTCCACCTTGATCAGCACGCCGAACAGCTTGGCGACAAGGTGGACGGGGAGGATGCGCCAGCGCGCGTGGGTGGTGGTGCGGTTCATGGCTTTTCCTTTGGTTCGGATGAAGGGGCGCTGGTGGACAGCACGACGCAGTGGGCTGGCACGGTGTCCAGGATGTTGCTGGTGGAGGGGGGCTGGCGACCGGGGTGGCCGGGGGGCGGCACAGGGTCGGTGGTGCGGCGGTGGGCGACAAGTCCGGGCGACTGGCTTAGGCGCAAATATTCCCAATCAACCTTCGCATTGAGTGCCTCGCACCGTGAAGCACCATTTGAAAATTTTTCAATTTCAGGACATTTGTCCGCCGGAGCGTACCCGCGTTTGATCCACTCATAAACCGACACTGGACTGATCCCAAAATGGGCGGCCACTGCCGCAACACCCCCAGCGCGAGCAATGGCTTCTTTGACTTGGGCTTGAGCTTGTGTATTCATAGGCTAATTATCAGGTTAAACCTAATAATTAGTCAAGGTTAAACCTTCTTTATTTTTGATAGGCTATGCCTTATGAAATTTCCTGAAATATTGCGGGCGCGCCGTAAAGAACTGGGACTTACCCAGCAAGACATAGCCGATATCTGGGGCATAAAATCCGTCAACGTTTCCGACTGGGAGCGAGGAAAGGGTATGCCCGAAACGGCACGCCTCGGCGCACTAGCCAAACGCCTAGGAATGACCATCTCGGAATTGATGGGGGAAGCTACGCCTCGCCTTGACGTAAAGGATCGCACTGACGGCTTACATGGAGCATCAAAGGTCAATGCGATTCACCCTGACGACCCGATGGACGATGACGTGGTCTACGTCCCGGAGTCGCGGATTGAATTTGCTGCAGGCAATGGCCGTAATGCCGTGTATGAACTGATCGAGGATCAGGAGCCGGCAAGCTATCGCCTATCCTGGTTCCAAAAATACGGAATTAACCCCGAGCGCGTGCGTCGTTTCCGCGTTTCCGGCGAAAGCATGGAGCCGATGCTATTTGATCGAGATACCATCCTTGTCAATACAGACGAGGTCAATATTATTGATGGGAAAATGTACGCCATTCGATATGGCGACGAACTGCGGGTAAAGTATCTTTTTCGGAAACTTGACGGCACGCTGACGCTTCGCAGTGTCAATCCACTGTTTAAGGACGAGGAAGTACCACCGCAGCTTGCGAATGATCACATTTCCATAATAGGTAGGGTTCGCGACCGCAGTGGAACAGGCGGGCTGTGAAATTTTCCGCGACAATTCGATAGATTTCCACATGGAAATATTTCATATAATGCAGCGGTGTAACGTTGCGCCGAATGCCAAGCATAGGGAATGAGATGAGTAAATTATTCGTAGCAATCGCAGTGCTTTTTATCTCGGGATGTGCCACGCAGACGGGAGTCATATCCACCGGGCAGGATTCATATATGATCATCAACCAAGGCACAGGCTTCTGGGCATCGCCGAGCACGTTAGTTGCAAATGCCACCCGCGAAGCTGGAAATCATTGTGCGAACCAGCGCAAACAACTGGAGATTCTATCGACACAAGAGCGCCCCTTTGGATTACGACCTGGCGCCTACCCTGAGGGCGAAATTCGTTTCACCTGCAAATAAAAACACCATGCCCGTGCTAGTACGGACAAGGTACAACAGCACGTCACCATGTTGATAGCTAGAAAGTCAAAATGAAAATAATCGCTGTATTTCCGATTGTCGCCGTGCTCGTAGCCTGCCAGTCGGTCAGTGATGTTGTGCCAGCTGGGCAAGATACCTACTTGGTCGGCGCCACCGTCCGTGGTGGCATGAGCTCAGATGCCGAGGTAACTGCCATCAGCATCCGGCGTGCCAACGAGTTTTGTGTCGCCAAAGGGAGACGCTTCGAGATTATGAATGCCGCCAACTCCGGGACACAAGGATGGACGCCGCAGCAGTCGCAAGTGATGTTTCGTTGCGTGGATGCGCAGATAGGCAGCCCTCTATGAGGTCAGGAGCCTCTAAATAGTCGATTCATGAACCCACGCAATGTGGGTATTTTTTCGCCCATTGATTCGGGTGTGGAATTATTTTCAACAAAATTCCCAGCAAGCTAAGGCAAAACCTTAATTATTTTTAGGTTTGGCCTTGCAATTAATTAAGGTTTAACCTAATATCCAATCCATCGATGCACCACATCAACCGATGGAGAGAAAATGTCACACACCGCCAGCCCCACCGCCACACCTTCCACCGCCAGCGCCACGGCCGCCGCACCCGGCGCGCCATCCTCCGCCATCGATCTCGTTGCCGACAAGCTGCTCGACGCCGAATTGTGGCCAGAAGACGGCGAGATCGTCGCCGAGATCCGTGCCATGTTCATGCACAACTGGGGCATGGATGCCACCCAGGCCGACGCGCGCATGTCGCGCTTCGATTTCAAGGCCGCTCTGGCCAGCCTCGCCGCGGTGGAAGGTGGTGCAGCATGAAATTCAATATCTACCTCGTCATCGCCGTGGCCATCATCAGCGCCATCGCCGGCAGCCTGGCCATGAGCCTGGGCGAAATCGAGCCAGCGCTGACCGCAGCCATCATTCTGCTGTCCGTGCTGGTCCTGGGCTGGGGCGCCGGCGCCATGTCGTCGCAAGCCGAGATCGACCGCCTGACCAGCATCGAGGCTGGCGCCCGCATCCGGGCCAGCTGCCTGATCACCACACGCAACCGGCTGGAGCGTGAGCTCGAGCAGCTGCTGGACGTGAAAGGCGGTGTGCTGTGAGCGCCGCGATCCTTGCCCTGCCAGCTGAGCACGCGAACATCATTTTCGACGCCTTGATCGATTCCCGCTGCTTCAATCATGAAATGGGCCGCATGCCTGGCGCGGATCTGCGTTACTGGGAAGAGAAAAAGAAGGCCATCGACGCCGCCTACTTCGCCCTGCAGCTGGCTACCGGGGCACTGCCGAACGTCGCCACTACTGCCTCCATCACCATCGGCGCCGCATTCGCCGGCGGAATCTACGCCGGCATCAGCCGCGGCGTCGACGGCGCGCCAGACGAACACCTGGTGCTGCTGCCTGGCGAGGCTGTCGATATCGACTGGGAGGCCGCTGGCACCTTTGCTGCTTCCGCCGGCGGCGTGCTGCCGACCCGTGCCGAGCAGGCGCTGTTATACGAAAACCTGAAGCACGAGTTCGAGCCGAACTGGTACTGGTCAAGTGAGCAGGCCGGCCCCTCTGACGCGTGGTTTCAGTATTTCTACTATGGCTACCAGCTCAGCTACTACCGCTCGTACGAGGGCCGCGCCCGCGCCGTCCGCAGATTGCCAATTTAACGATTTATCAATTTATTTTTCTCGTCCGCCCGCAACCACTATAGGAGCCATCCATGAGCATCAGCACCGCAGCAGCAACTGAAACAGCCGTCACTGACATTCCCCATGCCAAGACCATCCCCGCCGCCATCGGCGCCGCATTCGCTGGCGGCACCTACGCCGGCATCAGCCGCGGCGTCGACGGCGCGCCAGACGAGCACCTGGTGCTGCTGCCTGGCGAGGCGGTCGATGTCGACTGGGATGCCGCCCGCGCCTTTGCCACCAGCATCGGCGGCGAGCTGCCGACCCGCGCCGAGCAAGCGCTGCTGTTCGGCAACCTGAAGGACCAGTTCCAGCGCGACTGGTATTGGTCCGGCGAGCAGGCCGGCCCCTCTAACGCGTGGGGTCAGGTTTTCTACGATGGCTACCAGTTCGGCAACGACCGCTCGTACGAGGGCCGCGCCCGCGCCGTCCGCAGATTGCCAATTTAATCCTTTATCAATTTCAACCTGAGAACCGCCATGTCGCTCGCAAATATTGTTTCTATTGCTGCTGCCGGCGCGCCGGCCAGCGCACCACTGACTGTCCGTCGTGTGGCCTTGGTCATGCCGGATCGGCGGCTGCGCCTGGCCGTCGGCCCGACGTTCAGTGTGACCAATGGCCGCGGCGAGCGCATCGCGCTGGTGTCGGTGGTGCAGCGCGGCTTGGGCAGCGCCCGTACCGCTGCGGCACGCATGGCGTTTTCCGCCGAGATCACCGGCGCGCTGCGCCTGGCGAGCATGGATTACGAGCAGACCGGCGCTGTGTCGCCTGAAACCATCAGCCTGATGCGCCGGCTGCTCGATGACATAGGTGCTGCATGAGCGCCAGGGACTTGCTCGACATGATCCGCCAGTGCGCCGTCGACGCGCGCATCAAAGAATCGGGCGATGTGGAGGCGCGGGCGCATGCCTTCATCGCCATGTTGTCCGGATCGCTGGAGCAGTACGACGCGATCGGCGCGGAGGTGGTGTTTTTGCTTTTGCAGCCCGCCGCCGGTGGTTCTCAATGATCGCCTTCATCGTGATCGTGCGGCGCGCCGGCCTGGTCGTGGCAACTTACAACGAAACCGCCATCGACAGCAGCACGGCGGTGATGAATGCGCAGGTACGTTACGGCGCCTGCGCCGTGTTCGTGCAGGTGGCATGACATGGCGCGCGTCGAGCCGGACCGCGCGGCGCTGCAGATTGCTCACAGCCTGTTGCGCAGCACCTGGTCCCTCGACGACATGCTCAAGGTTCCCAGCCTGAAATTGGTGCTGTACGTCACGGCGCGCCGCCACATGAAGCGCCGCGAACGGTTCGACCCGAAAAAAATGCAAGCGAACGACAACGACTGACCCATCAACTGAAGTAATTTTATGAAAGACCCTCTCATGGCACAGAAAGCATTCGCCGTGTTTTTGCAAGACCTGCGCGACGGCCGCGCTCATTCGGAACTGTCCAGCATGCTCGGCGAGCTGCTGGCCAAGGTGAAGGAAACCGGCAAGGGCGGCGCCCTGAGCCTGAGCATCAAGATCAAGCCCGCCGGCCGTGGCCAGGACGTCGACAAGGTCACGATCTCGGACGAGGTCAAGTTGACCCTGCCGAAACCCGAGCGTGGCGACGACTTCTACTGGCTCACCGAAGACAACGATCTCTCGCGCAATCACCCGAAACAAGGAAGCCTGGAGCTGCGCGAAGCTCCAGCTCCAACCCCATCCACCTTTAAGGAAGTCGCCAAATGAACCACAACACCACCTCGGGCGCTGACGCTGCGCCGACACCCGTTCCAGCCGTCGAGCATCTGCATATCGATTCGTCGGTGATCGACAAGCTGGGCGCGCTGACGGCGGCCGCCAGCGCCGTGCGGAACGTCGGCGACGCCAGTTATATCCTGGTGCCGGAAGGTTTCGAGTTGAAGGATGTCACCGCTGCGCTGGAAAAAGTGCAGGCGACTCCAAACCGCAAGGCTGGCACGGTCCACCTGGGCGACCTGGACAGTTTCCTGACGTTTGTGGGCGTGCAGGGCGCCGCCAGTGACTGCTATATCTATGCCGACCTGGACACCCGCACCCTTACTGCCGTGCTCAACGATCACCGCCATCTGGCCGACCATGAACAGCCGGGCTGGCGCGACTTCCGCGCCACCTACAAGGCCGAGCTGAGCCGCGAGGCCACCATCTGGCTGACGCACGACAAGAAGCTGAAAGAGCAGGAAGAGTTTGCCATTTTCCTCGAAGACAACATCGCCGACGTAGTGCCGGGCGAAGGCCTGCCTACCGGCGACACGCTGCTGGCGGTGGCGCTGACCCTGCAGGCAAAGACCGAGGTCAATTTCAGTTCGCACAAGCGTCTGGACAATGGGCAGACCCAGCTGGCCTATTCCGAAACCATCGACGCCCGTGCCCAGGGTGGCGCCATCGAAATCCCACGCGAATTCGCCGTCGGCGCGCGCCTGTTCAAGGGTGGCCACGGCTACCGCATCAAGGCGCGCCTGAAGTACCGCCTGGGTTCCGGCAAGGTGAAGTTCTGGTACGAGCTGGACCGCCCGGAAAACGCCATCGAGGAAGCGTTCAGCGAGTACGTCGAGCAGGCGCGCGCCAGCGGCTTTACCGTGCTGATGGGCAAGCCGTAACCAAGGCCTAGTGATGCGACGTCCACTTCCCGCAGGCAATGTGCCGATGATGACCGAAACCCAGCGACTACTGGCGCTGCAGCTGCGCATGGCTGTCGAGGCGATTATCGGCGCGCCATCGGTCGACACGTTCAACACGCTGTCGAAGATATTTGCCGCTCTCTGCGCATGCGGGATGGTGGGTGATGCAATCGATCTGGCCACCGAGACCATGTGCGTGATCTGCGATCGCTACGAGCGCGTGCAGCGTGTCGGCGTCAAGGATGACGAAGCGGCAGCGCTGCGCCTGGCCGCTGACGGCATCGACGCCAGGCTGTCGATGATCCCGATCAACAAGCTGCACCGCGCGATTGCGGAAGTAGAAATCTTTTGCGCCAGCGTTGGCGCGTGACATCAACCGATAGGACAACCATGAACACCACCACCGCAGCAGCACTTGCAACCATCCCGGCCGCCATCGGCGCCGCCTTCGCCGGCGGTATTTACGCCGGCATCATGCGCGGCGTCGACGGCGCGCCGGACCAGCACCTGGTGCTGCTGCCGGGCGCCGCCGAAGACGTGAGCTGGGAGGCCGCTGGCGAATGGGCCAAGGCCGAGGGCGGCGAGCTGCCGACGCGTCGCGAGCAGCGCCTGCTGTTCATCAACCTGAAAGACCAGTTTGAAGAGGACTGGTACTGGTCCAGCGAGCAGGCCGGCCCCTCTGGCGCGTGGTTTCAGGGTTTCCTCAATGGCACCCAGAACGGCAACCACCGCTCGTACGAGGGCCGCGCCCGCGCCGTCCGCAGATTGCCAATTTAACGATTTATCAATTTTCTTTCACTTCGAAAGCCCAGCATGAGCAAACAACAATTCATGGCCGAGAACCTGCAGAAAGGCGAGATCTACGCCGGCCTGGTCCTCGGCAAGGACGGCGCCGCCGACTACCACCTGTTCCTGCAGCCCGGAGCGGCTACCGGCGTGACGTGGCAGGCAGCCATGGACTGGGCCAAGAAGCTCGGCCACAGCCTTCCCTCGCGCGCTGAGCAGGCGCTGCTGTTCGCCAACCTGAAGGACCAGTTCGAGCCGCGCTGGTACTGGTCCAGTGAGCAGGCCGGCCCCTCTTACGCGTGGCTTCAGGGTTTCTACCTTGGCTCCCAGTTCATTCTTCAGCCGCTCGTACGAGGGCCGCGCCCGCGCCGTCCGCAGATTAGAAATTTAACCCTTTAACCATTTCAACATGGCCAACCATACCGACCTGCCGATTTCCAAAGTTGCATACGACCTGCTGGTCGTGGCGACCGAGCTGACCAAGAACATGCCCCGCGACTTCAAGGCATCGATTGGCAAGGAAATCCGCGACGAGTGCGTGCGATTGACGGTGCTGATCTTCCGCGCGAACGTCGCGGGCGACAAGACACCGTATCTCGACAATTTGCTCGAGCGCGCGCAGGTGATCGAGTTGCTGCTCCGGCTGTCTAGGGACTTGCGCTTTATCTCGGTCAAGCAGTATGCGGCGGCCATCGCACTGACCAGCATGATCGGCAAGCAGGCCGGTGGCTGGAAGAAATACACCGCATCGTCGCCTGCCGCATCCCGGTCAAGGCCGGGTTGACTGTGCGAATTTTTTAATCTGGTCGTGCCGCTGGCTCACAAGGCCACCGCTATGCGCACCATAGGAACCGACCGGCGGTGTCCGGACAGGCCTGGCGCAGTTTCCCCGCTGATCGGCATAGCCTTCGGTGGGGCGACGTAGATAGCACGAATTGACGCAGGCCGGCCCCTCTAACGCGTGGAATCAGAATTTCAACAATGGCAACCAGAACAACAACAACCGCTCGTACGAGGGCCGCGCCCGCGCCGTCCGCAGATCATCCCGATGCGCACTTTACGCTCGATCAGCTGGCCGTCGCGTATTTCGACTGCCGTCGCACCAAACGCAATACCCCCAGCGCCCTGGTGTTTGAGCAGCACCTGGAGCGCAACCTGATCAACCTGTTCGATGACCTGCAGGATGGCAGCTACCAGCCAGGCCAGTCGATCTGCTTCGTCGTCACGCGCCCCAAAGCGCGCGAGGTGTGGGCGGCCGACTTCCGCGATCGTGTGGTGCACCACCTGCTGTACAACAAAATCTCGCCGCGCTTTTACGCTTCGTTCATCAAGGACACCTGTGCTTGCATTCCCGGGCGCGGCACGATGTATGCGGCCAAGCGGCTCGAAGCGAAGATCCGCAGCGTCACGCAGAACTGGGCCCGGCCTGCCTTTTACCTGAAGTGCGACCTGGCCAACTTTTTTGTTGCCATCGACAAGGACGTGCTGCGCGGCCAGATCGCCGCGCGCGTCAGCGAGCCGTGGTGGTTGCGCCTGGCTGAAACAATCCTGTTCCATGACCCGCGCGAGAACTACCAGCTGCGCGGCGCGCCCGAGCTACTGGCGCGTGTGCCGGCGCACAAGCGCCTGGTCAATCAGCCGGCGCACCTGGGCCTGCCGATCGGCAATCTTTCGTCGCAGTTCTTCGCAAATATTTATCTGGATGCGCTGGACCAGCACGCCAAGCACCGCATCGGCGCCAAGCATTACATCCGCTACGTTGACGACTTCCTGCTACTGCACGAATCGCCGCAGTGGCTGGGCGCGGCGCTGGCCAGCATCAACGAGTTCCTGCCCCGCGTGCTGCACGCCAACCTCAATCCCACCAAGACGATCTTGCAGCCGATCGCGCGCGGCGTGGATTTCGTCGGCCAGGTCATCAAGCCCTGGCACTCGCGCACGCGGCGCCGCACCGTGCACGAGGCCACCAGCCGTATTGCCGGCATACCGGCCGACGACGTATTCGCGGCGGCCAACAGCTATTTCGGCCTGCTGCGCCAGGCGGACAGCAGCCATGCCGACCGTGCGGCGCTGGCGCGCGCGGTGATGCGGCGCGGGCATTGCATCAACGGAGCTCTCACAAAAACCTATAGGAAATCATCATGATGTACGACCTCGCACGCGTTGAACGCCAGCATTTGGCCAACAAAAAAGGGCCCGTATTTTCGCTGATCCGCAAGCTCTGCGCCTGTGGCAAGGCCAGCACTGCTAAGCATCTGGCCCAGCACGGCAAATGCGCCGCCTGCGCGCTGGCCGCCGTCCGTGACGCAATCCTGCCTGGCGACTTCGCAAAGCTGCAGCACATGCTGGGCGCCGTGAAGCAATACCCGAAATCCAAATGGGGCTGGCGTAATTACTTTGCCGCCGGCAGCGGTCAGCAGCACGAGGCCATGCAGCGCCTGGCGGCTGCCGGCCTGGCCACTGCTGGCCGCGCATGCGGCGACATTACCTATTTCTATGCCACCCGCCTGGGCTGCAAGGCTGCTGGCCTCGATGGCGCTGGCATCAAGCGCGCAATGGAGGATTGACGATGAACCAGTCCGATATTTTCTCCGCCGGCGCCCAGCGCCTGCAAATGACCGACTCGATCGATCTGACGATCCAGTCGCTGCTGGCCTACGGCGCTACGCACGAACACTGGGGCATTGCCTGGTCCGGCGGCAAAGATTCCAGCGCCACGCTGACGCTGATCACCTACTTGCTCGACACCGGCAAGATCGCGCGCCCGAAGTCGTTGACGGTGTTTTACGCCGACACGCGCCAGGAACTGCCGCCGCTGGCCATCGCGGCGCGCCAGATCATGGACGAGCTGGAAGAGCGCGGCATCCGCGTCGAGGTCGTAACGGCGCCGATGGACAAGCGGTTCATGGTCTACATCTTGGGCCGTGGCGTGCCACCACCGAACAACAACACGCTGCGCTGGTGCACGCGCCAGATCAAGATCGACCCGATGGAGCAAGCGCTACGCGACCGCCTGGACCAGCTCGACGGCCAGATCCTGATGATCACCGGCGTGCGCCAGGGCGAAAGCGCTATTCGTGATCGCCGCATCGAAATGAGCTGCAGCAAGGACGGTGCCGAGTGCGGCCAAGGCTGGTATCAGCAGGTGCTGCCGAACGCCAAAGGCCTGCGCGGCCGCCTGTCCACGCTGGCACCGCTGCTGCACTGGCGCGTCTGCCATGTATGGGAATGGCTTCGTCACTGGGCGCCACAGGCTGAATTCGGCGACTGGAGCACGGCGATCATTGCCGACGCCTATGGTGGCGACGAGGCAGAGGAGGTCAATGCGCGCACCGGCTGCATCGGTTGCCCGTTGGCGGCCGAAGACAAAGCGCTCGATACCATCCTGCTGAACCCACAATGGGCTTACCTGGCGCCGCTCAAGGGTATCAAGCCGCTGTGGCGAGAACTGCGCGAGCCGCAGCATCGCTTGCGCAAGGCTGGGCGCGAAATCCTCAAATCCGGCGCCGTGGCGGCCAACCCGCAGCGCATGGGGCCGCTGACGTTCGAGGCGCGGCTGATGGGCCTTGATCGCATCCTGACCATCCAGGCCACGGTCAATGCAGTGGCGCGCGCCACTGGCCGGCCGGAGATCGACCTGATCAACGCCGAAGAAGAAGCACGCATCCGCGAACTGATCGCGCTGGAAACCTGGCCGCAGGGCTGGGACGGTGACGAGCCGATCGCCACGACCATCATGGATACGGTCTATGCAAATGGCGCTGTGCAACCGCGGCTCTTTTCGGAAGCTGATATATGAAGATTTACATCGCGGGACCTATGACTGGTCGACCGCAGTTTAACTACCCGGCGTTTCACCAGGCGGCAGCACTCCTGCGCGCCGCCGGCCACGTCGTGATCAACCCGGCCGAGAACCCGGCGCCAGCGTGCGGCAGCTGGATCGGCTACATGCGCATGAGCGTGGCCCAGGTGGCCAGCGTCGACTGTCTGGTGATGCTGCCAGGCTGGCCACACAGCAAGGGCGCACGCATTGAATTCATCCTGGCCAAGCTGCTCGGTCTGGCCACCTACCCACTGAAGAAAAAAGGGAGCATTCCGGTATGAGCGCGACATTCCTTGAGCCAAATGAAATTTGCGAACTGACCGGCCGCAAGATGAAATCGAAGCAGATCGATGCGCTCCGGCGCGCCGGGCTGCCGTTCTTCGTCAATGCCACCGGCCACCCTATCGTGGCGCGCGCAATTATCGAGGGCCGCACTGCAGCACCGGCGGCGGCGCCAGCGCGAACAAAACCTGTACCACGTCTCTACATCGGAAATTAAGCATGGGTCGTACCCCCACCAGAAATAAAAACCTGCCATCAGGCATGCGCGCACGCCACCGCGGCGCCAAGACCTACTACTACTTGGACACTGGCGCGGTGCCGCGCAAAGAAATCCCGCTGGGGCAGGACTACGTGCTGGCGGTGCAGAAGTGGGCCGAGCTGACGGTCAGCAGTGCGCCACCTGGTGCTGTCATCACCTTTCGCCATGTGGCCGAGCGCTATGTGCGCGACGTACTGCCGGGGAAGGCACTGGCCACCCGCAAGGACAATCTGCGCGAGCTGGCCAACCTTTACCGCATCTTCGATGATCCTCCATTTGCGCTGGAGGACATCGACCCGGTCGACGTGAAGAAGTATCTCGATTGGAGGAAGGATGCGCCAGTGCGGGCCAACCGTGAAAAGGCCCTGCTTTCTCACATTTGGAATTTCGCACGCGAGACGGGCCTGACCAACCTGATGAACCCATGCGCAGGCGTGAAGGGATACCGCGAGACGGGACGCGACACCTATGTCGATGACGTCGTCCTGCGCGCGGTATGGGATGCCGCTGAGCAGCCGCTGAGGGACGCGCTGGATCTAGCCTATTTGACGGGCCAGCGGCCGGCGGACGTGCTGAAGCTGTCGAGGGATGATATTGCCGACGGTGCGTTGACTGTCGTGCAGAACAAGGGCGGCAAGCGCCTGCGCATTGCCGTGGAAGGTGAGTTGGCAGCAGCGATTGAACGTGCCACAGCGCGCCCGTCGATGGGCCGCACGCTGGTCAACACGATGGACGGCTATGCGATGACGAAATTCGAGCTGCGTGGCGCGTTTGACCGGGCCAGGCTGGCGGCGATCGAGGCGCGGCCCGAACTGAGCGCCAAAATCCGCGCCTTCCAGTTCCGCGACCTGCGCGCCAAGGCTGGCACCGATACCGAGGAACGATCAGGCATGGCGGCGGCAAAGGACCAGCTGGGACATTCTTCGGAAACGATGACTGCGCAGTATGTCCGGCACCGCCGGGGAAAGCTGGTCAAGCCCACAAAATGA